GAGAATGTTCCCGCATACCGATGAACGTGTCACCGGAGAGGGGAAGATTGAGAATCTTCGCTGTGAGACGACGAAGATGCTCACGAGCACCGCCCTCAAAACGGGAGGCCTCAAGACAGGCACGAGTCGATCCCTCAAGCTTCGGGAGCTCGGAGAAGATCGGCGGGCAACGGAAGCCCTTTAAAAAGGTCTTCACGAAGACACGTGCCCGGGTGAGGTCCGGATTGGAGATGGTGGGGGGGCTAGAGAGCTAAGCGGCATGTTTTGCCATCGATCTCTAGATGAAGCAATTGGGAACCTTGGCGAACCCACGCTTCGACTGGGCTAGTCCGAAGACCGCCCGGTAATAGAGGAACGCATCCTCCCGGCTGGCATCATAGGTAGCCAAACGGGAGAAGTACCGACCAGTCTCCCCAGAGAAAAGGGGAGAGGTCGTACCCTCGGCCCAGGAGTCGGGACGAGGGGGGAAGGGGTTACGGAGGAACCTGGCCAAAGGCCAATCCTTCCAGTACTTGGCGTTGGGGACGAAGTCGGCCTCCGACCACGTCGACATCACCGTCAAGACGGAGAGAGAATCCGTATACGGTTGACGTCCGACGAAGTCGGGGTCCGCTGCGCAGGAGGAGGAGGAATCGATGAGGACAAGTAAAACCGCTCGAAGGCCTGAAAAGGCCTAAACGAGGCGGTAGTCCACTGAGAACGACTCCTAGTCTCCCCGGGGCTTGGGGAGGGGAAGGCCGGATTCCAACCGGGGTGGGGGGGGGACCATAGTGAGAGTCCCATCCTCCAGCCGGAAGGATCCATCCTTCAACCGCTCTTCCGAAGGAGGGAAGAGCGGGGCCGACAGAGTAGTGGTTGCGCGAACTAATTCGACCTCGAGAGAGGTCTTGGGTTCGCACAGGTAGAGCCACTACTTTGGCCCACCATTGTGGTCGTCCCAGCAAGGGGCGACCGCATGGAGGCGGTCAAGAACACCATCAATGACATGGAGGACAAAGAAGTTGTTATCCATGATTTGTTGTATTTTGGGATTTACGTTGGTTGACTTCGGTTGATCGACTATTT